GAATGCGGTTTCGGCGGCATCCGCAGGAGGACGCCCCTTGGTTTTCTGGTTTGATGCAGTTCTCGTTCGTCAGTTTTCGACATGCCGAACCTCAAAAAGTGTAGTGAGAATCAAGTCCCCGGTTGGCCACAGGGAAAGGTCGACGATATATTGCCTGAAACAATACATCTATGCCGGTGATTATTGCTTGCATGGCGCATTGAACGGCGTCCACGCTAACCGCTGGAACTTCCTTCGGATGCGTCAGTTTATTTCGCAACGTAAGAGCATTGGACAAGTCCCCCCACCAAAGAGCCGACCGATCTAGCGGCTTACCGCCAAACTTAAGATGCAAAAATAGGATTCGATCTTGGAGGCTCACCATCCTCAGACCGCCAACCTTGAACTCGCCTTGGTCAAAGCGAATATCTTGCTCTAGCAAAATTGCTCGTTCATGAGTTGAAAGCTCTGGCCGCTCTGCAAATTCATCGGCGGTCGCATTCACATGAGCTTCCAAAGCGCAGAATCCTAGCATCAAGGCCGCGTGCAAAAATGCCTTCCGCGCGTCATCGTCAGACGCGACTTGCGCCTTTTCGAGAAAGCGTTTTGCTTCTTCAAGTAACGAAGCAGCAAAATCGTCAATAGCGGACAAATTATCCTACTTTTGCTTGAGCTCTCTGCACTTCCAACTGCGCCTGCTTTGCGTGGTATTTTTTGATGGCAATGTCCACCGCTGCTGTCGTGATTCCCTTCCCTTCCTCTGCCTGCAACCCGAACAGTTCAACAAGCCGACCGCGCTCCTTCACGTCAGTTCGATAGCCCAAGCCGCGATAGTTTTCAGGGTCAGTTCTGTGTCGCCCTTTGGCCAAGGCGGCAGCGTTCAAAGGATCACGGCCGGCGGTGTCAGCCAGAGCAAAATGTCGATTGAGACGCACAGCATTAGAGCGAAGCGCGCCAGCAACATAAGCCCAGGCGGATATCACGGCAGCGTTCAGGGCCTTCTCAGGATAATCAACTGGCGGTTTAGCCTTTCCAGAAAACGCGGCGCGCTGCGCGTTGACTAATCGTGCAAACTCTCTGCCGGCAGTTGCTAGTGCTGCGTCGCTCCAAATTTCAGGGTGCAGCGCGCGCAAGTTGTCCCAAGCTGCGTCATGTTCGCCACTATCGCAGAGTATTGGAGTCGTGTCGGACACATCAAACTTCTTCGGATCGAGTTTCTGACCGCTGTAATAATTACAAATGAAGGTCCGCGCATCGCGCACAGTCAGCAAACGGCCTCGGCCGCCCCGATCCGCAAAATCCTTTGCGGTAGGCAGTAGGCCAACTGATTGACACCAATTACGAAGCTCAGGGCCTTTAAAGGTCTCTTGCATGCGATCATAAAGATCGCTTGATATCGCAATGTTGGTATTTGATATCAGTTGAACGTCTAGGCGCTGATCCATATTCAGATCCAAATAGACTTTAACCCCGTGGTACTGATTGATCCCTGAATCGAGCGCAAATTTTATCGCCTCGAAACGATGCTGACCGCCGATGATCTTCAGCGGATGTTCTGGATCGTAATCCTTGGTGTATTCTGCAACGATGTTGCTAAACGCTCTGCCATCAACAGCATCGTCCTTCATCTGCGCGAACGCCGCATGGTTAGTAACTAGTTCACGATTTGCGCGATAATCTGGTTGCTCTGGATCAAGCGGCACGTCCGTGGTGCTGAGCGTGACCAATTTTCTTGCACTAATGTGACATTCACAGAATCGAGCACTAGTTTTGCTATCGATGTAAGTGGTGAGTATTTTTGGCGTACTCACCCATTCCCACGGCTCGAGTTCTCGCGCGAACTGTCGGTAGGGCTCTGCCCAAGGCTCCTCTGGTTCCTTTTTCTTCGGCGCTCCTTCGCTTGCTTCCGCTGCCATTTTTCCCTCGCTGGTATCCGCAAATTTGCGACAGGATACCAATTTCGAGGGATGAATCATCGGCCTGTCACGCTTGCCAGTTTAGGACTTTAGTCCCTCTTATATCTAAATGAGAATATATTCCTTGGGGACAGCTTATGATGCTTTCGATCGACGCGCGCCTTCAGCCCGTCGGCACCCCGCACAGCACATATTGAATGGCCACCCGCACCGTGCCGCCGGTGAAATTGCTGCCGCCTGCGGTCAGCTTGATCGTCGACGTCGCGTACCAGGCCGTCGGGCCGATCACGCCGCTGTTGTTGGAGCCGGCGGCAACGCCGAGACTGGAACCGAACTGGCCGGCGGTGGTACCGGTGCCGCCGCTCGAACTCGTCGTGGCATCGACATTGTAAGACGTCGCGCCGGTAATCGCCGTGATCACATAGGTCGATACGGCGAGCACGATGGCGCGGTTAGGAATCGTCGCCGTCGAAACCGACGAGGCGCCGGAGCAGGTAATAATGTCCTCGACGAGTCCGAGTTGGACGGTCGATCCATGCGACCCGGTGATCGTGCCCACGTCGGTCAGCTTGGCCGCGGGAAATCCTCCGGCCGTCGCGCCGTCCTGCACTATGACGCGATTGTTGGTGGTATCGACGACAAGCTCGCCCTGCGCGCCGGTGAAGGAGGCGACCTGGCTTGCCGTGCCGCGTCGATATTGAACCTGAACCGCCGTGGTCATCTGCAATCATCCTCATGCCGCGCCGAGATCGACATCGAGCTCGACGAATAGAGTAAGCGGGGTACCGAAGTCGTCGGTGGCGGCGACCGTTCCGGTGACGAGACCAAAATCCATCGATGTCGAGACGAGCAAAGTTCGCGCGACCGGGTGGTCGATGGCAACGCCGCTCGGCGTATAGGCGTAAACGGCGCACGATGACAATTCCTGCACGCCGGCGCCGAAGACGTTGAAGCTCTGCAGCTTGATGTAGAGCGTCTGCCCGACATATTGCGCCGGCAGGTCGTATTCGAATACCGAATTGTCGAGGCGCGCAAACGGTGCGCCCGCCGAATGCGCGGCGGTCGCCGTGCCGTAAAGGCCGCGATACATCGTTGTCAGCGCGTAATTATGGGCGGAGGTGAGCGTCGCCGTCTCGAACGATATGAGCTCGCTGTCGACAATCGACAGCGTGTTGGTGAGCTGCGCATCGAGCGCGGTGCCGCCGGTCAACACGCCGCCGCTCTCGGCCATGTTCACGGCGAGCGTGTCGGCGGTGTCCGGATTGGTGCCGCTGAAATTCGCCAGCGAAGCGGTAAGCACGCCCTGGCGTGCCGGCGAGACGATCGCGCCGATTTGCGAATATGACGAGCCATCGAGCGACAGCCAGACGAATACACCGCCCCAATTCGGATCGACGACGCCGCCGGCCCCGCCGGAGGCCGCGATCCAGACCTGCGCGGTCGTCCCGACCAAAGCCGACGGCGGCTCGAAAATAATCGGCGTATTGACCGCATCGGGCGCAACGTTACGGTTGATCGGATTGTTCGAAACCGCTTGCGTCGCGTAGAGCGTCGCCGTCGCCGCGCCGAGCGGAAATTCCTCCGCCGTCACCTGCAGAAATCCGTTCTCGTCTTCCTCGATTTCGGTGATGCGGATCGGCGCATCCGACAGGCCGAGAATGGAATCCGTCACGGTAACGAGATCCATCGGGTCGAGCAGGCAATATTCCCAGGACAGCCGAAATTTATAGGTGTTGCGGATATAGACCGCGCGCTGCAGCATCAGTTGCCCGGAGATCAGCGCCACGTTCGGATCGCAAATCTCGTGCGCGGTCACCGTCGAGGCGATGCGCATGCCATAAAGCTCGATCGCGTTCTGGTCGCGCGATTCCACCGTGGTCAGGCTATAAGCGTTGACCCGTTCGGCGATTTCGAGCCGCCAGACATCAGCTGATCGAGCGAATAGTCGCAATCGGTCATGGTCCCGCTTGGATTATAATTGAGGTTCAGTTGCGTATAGCCGGTCGCGCCCGCACGTTTGCCCTGATAGGGCACGCTGTCGTAGGTCCACTCGCCGGTCGCCGGGAGAAGATTGACGCCGTTGAGATAGCTCATGATTAAGGATGTGCCGCACGCAAGCCGAGATGGGCGCCGCGTTTCACGGCGTCATTGATCGCGCGCAGCATGTGCCTCGAATTGTCGTTGAAGAAGCGCGACACGCTTTGCGAATCGAGCGCCGACACGTTGATGCTCACCGGCGCATGGATTTGCGCTCCCAGGGCTCCGCCGGTATACGGCCCCGATCCGCGCGCCGGAGGTATGATCGTCTCGCCGGGATGGATGAGCGCCAGCCCGCCGCGTACGACATAATCGGTGCCAACGTCGAAAACCGCCGCGGCCGAAACCGAAGCCTGCGCCGCGGCGGCGGGACCCGCGGCAGCCGGTCCCATCGTCGGCGCCAGAAAGGCAAAAACCCCGGCGAAGGCCTGCGCGGCATCGGTCATGATCGCCTGCACGGCGTTGGCCGCGTTGGTCAGGATGCCGGCGCTCGACGAAGTCTGCTCCGCTGCCGCGCGCGCCGCCGCGCCGGATGTCGTTGCGGTGGTCTGCGCCAGTTCCGCAGCCGCCCATTTCACCACCATCTCTTCAACCATTTCGATGAATTTGATGGTCAGATCCTCGAGCGTCTCGATCATGGCCTTGTGCCAGGTCGTCGTTCCCTCCAGCAGTCCGCGCAGCTGCGAATTGAACGCGCCGGTCACGGTCGAAAAGTAGCCGTTCCACATAGCCTGCTGGGTGGCGATCGATTGCTCGTCGAGGCGAAGCATGTCGGCGTCGTTTTTTTGCTTCAGCAGTACGATGCGGTCCATCGCATCCTGTTTGCTTTTCACCGAAAGCCCGTCGATGCCGGCCTTCTGTGCAAGCAGCGCCACCTCGGCCTCGTATTCCTTTTGTGTTTCCGCCTCGAGTAATGCGAATTTCTGGTCCTGCGTGATTTGAAATTGGCTGACTTCGGCATCGAGCAAAGCTTTGTTCTCGACGCCGCCTTGTTGCAGCGCCTTGATCTGATCGCCAATGGCTTTGGCGTGCACCGCCGCAGCTTTGGCTGTCGCTCCGACGTCGCCCAGGCCGCTGACGCACTGAGCGATTTTGTCCGTCGGCAAGGCAGCGCCGAACGTGTCGCCCATTCGATCCAAGCTAGTGCCAAGCCCGGTTACCGGCGCAGTCAGAGCCGAAAGCGCGTCGCGGATTTGCGCGATTCCCGCCAGCGCGTCGTCGGTCGAAGCGCTGAAGCTGATCTCAACGGAATTGTCGTCGGCCATCGGCGTAACCTTGCTGCTTCATCTTATCGCGCCGCTCGGAAACATGGCGAGCAGCTCGCGATAGTTCCTCGAGGCTTTTTGCTTCGGTTTTAGACCGAAATAGGCGGCGACCATCTTGCGCAGCGGCGGCGCATCCGCCCAGGCGCGGTGAAGGTCCTCAAGGAAAAGGACATCGACCTGATCGAGAACCTGATTGCGCGTCCAGTGCAGCTCGATCACGAGGTCGGCGACGAGCGCGCGCCAGTCGACTGCGTCGAAGCGCTCGCCGCCAAAATTTCCCCCGCGGATGCAACCCTTCTGCCGCCGGCCTGCTCGATCACGACCGGCAGCGCGGCGACTAGTTCGGCAATGGTGATCGGAAGATCGAAAAACTCGTCGCGCGACAGTTTCGGGTGCGCGCGCCGCAATCCCTGCCAAAGCACTTCGGCCAGCGGCAGAAGCCGTTCGCCGGACAGACCTTCCGCGCCAATGACCGAAAGCTTTGGCACATAGTCGGCGATGGCAAGAATCTGCCGCAAGCTGAGCGGTGCGATATGAAAGTCGTGCCCGGCGAGCCGCACCACGCGCGCCGTTGTAGGGTCAATGGCCTCGTCACGCTCCAGGCTCAAATCCAGTCTCCCTTGTTCCCAAAGAGCCAGCAATGTTACGAAACACAACCCTTGCGTGCACCGCCACTTTGCGTCAAAATACTGCAACCTAAGGATTGCAAGGTGGCTCGATCATCCGCAGACCATTTGCATGGAGGGGGCTATGCAGAAAGTTCTCAGAAATCTTTTGCCACTGTCAGTATTGACGACGATCGTCCTGTGCCTGCCGGCAAGCGCGCAAGACGCGAGTCAAAGTCCGGCCGCGCAGACGACCTCACTCGGCACCACTGTGCTCGTGCCTGGTGTCTACGAGTCGACCGTTTCGACGATCAGCGCGCTGGCGACGAGCGCGACAACCGCGCTGAAGACCGCTCGGACGGCTGTGCGAACGAATGCAATTCGAGCAGCACTGTCGAACGCGCTGATGAATGCCAAGGCGCCGGTAAAAACGATCGGCCTTGCCGGCGACACTACCCTTGACGAGAACAGCCTGCTCTGCGTTGCACGCCAGAGCTATATGGCAAACTCGATTTACCTGAATTACCTCAATACATTGGTTCAGGCGCTTGACACCATCGCGATCAAAGCTGCCGCCCCAACTGATATTTTGAGCGCGATCAAGCTGTTGATCGCGACCTCCAGCTATTCGATCACCGACAAAGTCTCGGTCAAGCCCGGGGATATTCAGAACCAGGCCGGCAAAGTACTCACCAACTGCCAGACGGATTTGAAGGATTATCAGGTCGCCTATTACGGAGCGACGATCCGAGCCCCGGGGGTCTTAAAGGCAGAGGCCACCTCGGGCAGCGCCGGGCCCCAGCCGGTCGATACATTCTCATTCCTGGGACCGATCGGGGTCGCAATCGACACGTTCCTTTCCATTTTGCAGCCGGTGCTGATCAATGCCGCCGAGGCTATCGACGAAACACGCCGCATGAATGCGATCCAGGCCGCGCTGAACAATCCAGACACCGAAGCCAAGATCAACACGACGGGGCAGGCGCTCGCCACCGCCATCGACACTTACGCCTCATCGACACGCCTTACCGCTGCCGGAGCCTTTGTCGAGCAACTCGAAACCATCCGTAGCATGCAGATTGATGTAAGCTCAGTAGATGACTGCAAGACGGTCGCGGTCGACAAACCGTCTGCCAGCGGTGCGCCGAATGCCGCATTCATCGGTTGCTGGAGCGGCGCCTGGGCCAAGCTCAAGACTGCGTCGGACAATCTCGCCACGGCGGGCGATAATTACGACACGATTGCGGACGCCACCACCACGACGGGCAGTGCCTTGTTCAAGCAGATTATGGCGGACTTCGACAAGTTGAAGGACGGAGCCCCAACGAACAGCTTTCTCAACGACGTGACACAGTTCATCTCGCTTGCTAACGCCGTCGCCACTGCCGCTTCCAAAACCGATGTCGCTGCACTCAAGGCGGCGCTCGCCGCCGCTGAAAAGTAGAAGGTCCGGCCTCGCCCCTTACTCGCTCAGGCTGATCGTGCCGATATTGTTCGACGAATCCGCGAGCGCCTGGAAATCGAATTCGGCGATGGCGAATTTCTGGTTGGAAAACGGCAGCGAGAGTTTTGAGGACACGCAGGCATTGAGCTTGACGACCAGGTCCTTGGACGTGCCGTAGTAATTGAATGTCTCCTTCAGCGCGACCTCGAACATCGGCAGCGGGCCGGTGAGCTGGTTGGCAAGACTGATCTTGTTGCCCGAGGAGATGGTGTAGCTGTAGTAGATCAGCACCGCCACGCTGTTGTCGGCGGAATTGAACGAATAGACGCCGCTCGACACGCTATATTGGCCCTGTGTCGGCGATGACGTCGCCGGCGAGAGCTGCGTGCCGCTCGCGGCATAAAACACGCCGTAATCCTCGACGAAGGTCGCGCTGTTGGCGACGGTGATGGCGCCCGAGGCGACGGTATCGCTTTCGCCGGTCGTCATTTCCAGCATCGAGTTCGCCGTTAGCGTCTGGCCGAGGAACAGATTGTTGATCTGGGTCGACTGCAGTCTCGCGAACTTCGCCTTGCCGGTGATCTTGAACTCGCCACCGCCGGCCGCGACCGCCATGTTGTATTGGCCAAGCAGGGTTTCGATCTTGCGGTCGAAATCGATCGAAACGTCTTGCAATGTGCCGAGGAGGCACGGCGGCAGGCCGGTCACGTCGGTACGCTTGCCGATCAGCGTGCCGGAGCCGAAGGCGTATTGGGTCATGGGTGGGATCTCCTGGGTGAGAGAGGCGTAAATGCGCGAATGCGAGTAGCCGGTGGCGAATGGGGAAAGAAAGCGCTTCTTCCCTATTCGCTCCTCGCGATTTCGCTATTCGCCTGTTGCTATGGGACGAGAATCTGAAACGGGATCGCCGCGACGGCCTTGCCGTCGGTATCGCCGGTATCGACGAAGACCGGTCCGAACGGATAGCAATGCGACACCAGGCCACCGAGCGTCTGCTTGTTGCCGTTGAGCGCGTCGGCACCGCCCGGCGCCACCGCCGCATCGATGGCGTCGAGGAGCGCATTCATCGCGGTGTCCGGCACATCCTCCGGATCCATCCCGGCGGAGAGGTAGACGAAGACATGCGCGTTGATGGTGAGCGCCGGCAGGCCTTCGCTCTGCCGGCCGCGCTGCTCGCCGGTCTTGAGCATGGTCAGAAACGGCATCTGCGTTTCGTTGACCTGATCCCAATGCACAAAGCGCCGGCTGGTCGCGGTGAAATCCGCGGCGCCCGCGATGAGATCGAAGAAGGCAACGGAGATTTGTTCGCGGGTGAGGGTGGGCATGGCATGTCCTGGCGCACGATCAATGGCGACATAAAGAGGCCCGAAGGAATAGACGGCGTAAATGCAAGTAGAGACCGGCTACGGCCCACGCCCGGCCCGACGGCGTAACACACGCGCAAGTCTCATGAATCGGCGGGACGCTCCGCATCCTCTTTAAGTGCGCGAAGATTTAATTTCTGCCAATGGACCGCGTCACTCAGCTCGCCGGTGCGCAGAAAATGAAGGACAACTCGCTTTAGCTCATCGAAGCTTATGATGTACCGCGCGGCAACCGGTGTCGGAGTATTGGCTGTGAGAAATTCGACATAGCTACGCCTCATTGGCGGGCACGACGAGACGGCAATGAGGTTTGGATATCCGCGTTCGAGGCGACTGTGTTGGATACAGCCAATGTTCCCAGCGATCCCAATCATAAGCTCAGACCCATTGTCGCCCGAGAGTCGAATGAAGAAGGGCTTTTTGGTTCGCGCCTGATCAAGCAATTGAGCGAGTTCAGCACTGCTTCCAATTTCAGACCCATTCAATGGGTCATTCTTGTCTTGCTGATTGCTATATATGGTTTTCATCGCAATTCGCCGGTGAAAGTCAACTCAACACCGTTCGGAAGAATAACATGTAAGGTCGCGCCAGGAGGAAGCATTTTTGTTTCCAGATATGTCAGGCACGATCCGCATATTTCCGGATTGTTTATGCGTAGCCACGCTTCCGAAATCCCCATTTGCCGCATTAGCGCTGCAGCATGGCCCTAAACGTGCGTCATCGTAACGATATCGAAGTCCGAACTCTCGTCTGGCACATTCAGCGTGGGTCCATAATATCCGCTTTGCAGTTCTACCGTGATGCCTCTCCCCTCGAAGACACCCGACGTTTTGCCGCCTTCCTCGTACGGTGCGAGTTGGGGTTCCGACTCACTCATGAATGGCAGTCTTGAGGCTGGATCCGGAGGGCTCCAGAATTGTTCCGGTGGCTCCGGAGGTGACTCTCACCTGACCCTGAAACGTCACTCGGCTCGATTGGAGCCTGTCTTGAGGAAGGAGTTCCCCCGCCAATGCCTGGAGCACCACCCGTTGGAAGATCGTCGTTGGTGAGGCTCCCGGGCTTCTTGTCCGCCATCGAGACGGGTATGACGTCTGGACGCTCGGAATCTCCCTGAACCGGCGCGAACCAACCCGCGTTCGGTGGTGTCCCTGCTCTCGGGTGTTTTGCCGGATTCCAGAATTTGAGCAGACCACTGCGAGCAAGCTCTCGAGCACGGCGCGCAATGTCGTCGGGATTTTCCTGCCCTTTCGCGAGCGGAGGTGGGTCAGGAATTTGCATCTGCACGGCAGCAATCGCGGCCATCGCGAAGTCGCGGCGATTGAGCGCGCTCGCGATTAAGGCCAACGCATTTGCCTTGGCAGCGATATCAATAGGAAGCCGATAGCAAGACGTCAGCTCACTATTGAGTTCGGAAAAGATGCGCATTCCCGGCATCGCAAACATGCGACCAGGTCCCTTTGGATGATTATTAGTTCTGAAAGAACGAGAGTAATGGAAACGTTGGGTATGCTATCGCACGGCTTCAATCACCGCCTCGCTCAGCCCGTCCGTGATCTCATCCCCCATCTCGGCGAGCGACGAGCGCATGTAGGAGCGCTCCGGCATCGCGATCGCCGGCAGGTTCACCCGCGCGGCGAAGACCTGCTTGCCGCCAATGGCAAAGGCGAGCGCCCCGGCCTTGTCCGGTACGATCTCGTGCGGCGGGATCACGCCGCCGAATTCCTGGATCGCGGCATATTTGATGTCGGTCGACGTGGCTATGGTCACGGCGACATTCGCCGACGAGTCATCGACGGTGGCAGCGATCGAGCGGGCGAGCGCGCCGCTTTTTTGGTTGAGCACTGTGCCGGAGAGCTTTTGCTGAATTTTGGCTTGCAGCGCGGCGGCGAGCGCGTTGACTTTGTCTGACAAGGCATCGCGCACGCGATCCGGCATGCCCGCGAGTGCTGCGCTGGCATCGTCGAGCAGCGAGAGCTGGAGCATTCAGGACACCACGCTGCGATAGGGATCGAGCGAGGCGCGGATGAAATCCGGAATGTCCTTCAAGCTATATGAAGATGTCATCTGCCCAGCCACGGTCTGCGCGCTTTGCCCGACGCGGGTGCGGTAGCGGTAGCGCTCGGCCACCCATTCGATGCAGGCATTGTTGATCGCGGCCGGAATGAAGCCGTAGGAGACGAGCACGCCGGCGCCGGCATTGGCCGACGCGAAAGTATAGACACCGCCCGCTACATTATACTGTCCGGCGGCCGGGCTACCCGTCACCGCTGTCAACGCGGTCCCATTGGCAAAAGTGACGCCGTTGTCGCTCGCCCACGGCCCGAACGGTGCGGCGGCCGTGACATTATAGGGGCCGGGCGCGGCGGGTACGGTTCCGCTTTCGCCGCTGACGGCATAGCCGGCCTCGTAACTGACGACGATGTTCTGCCGGCCCTGGCGAAAGACCGTGCCGAACACGTCAAGCGGCTGCGGCCGGCCGGGCGGCAAGCCGTCCCAGGGCTCAAGCAGATAACCGCGCGGATGCGGGCCGCCGGCGGCGGGCGGCGTTGCCGCGGCCACCGGATGGTTGTCGATGAGCAGCGAGGTGACTTGCAGCGCCGGATAGCGGCGTAAAAAGATCCGCGCTTTGCCGTCGCCGTCAAGCCACTCGGTGAAAGCGCGCGGGGTCAGCGACGGCCGGCCGAGATAGGCGGTGATCGCGCCGCTGACATCGGTGATCAACCGCGCCAAGAGCGCATCGTCGGACGTGCCGATGCCGCTCGAGCCCGACAGCCAGGTTTTGACATCGGCAAGCGCGGCGAGATCGGAGGCGGCCATTTTTGGAAATCTCCGCTTAGGGCTTTTTGGCGGGCACGCGGCGGCGCGGCGCGGACGTTGGCGCGGGCACGGTGCTCGGCTTTTCCGGCGTCTCGACTTCGACAAAGCCGAAACACTCGATCAGCAGTGCGCCGATCTCGGCCTCGACCTCGTAAAGGCCATCGCGCCGCGCGATGGCAACGCCGGCAACGCACGGCTCGCCGACGCCTTCCGGCGCTTTCAGTTTCATGGAGTGCCTCGTGTTTTTTAGACACGCGGCAGGAAACGCGCGCGTCTGTTGCCGTGTTCGTTTATAAATCTGCAGAAATTATTGAAATGTAGAAACGGAGTGCGTTTGCTATTGTCGTTCACGCCTTACATCGCTTTCTGATTCGCATCGGCTACCCGGATATTCTATATTCTGAAATTCCTTTGGGAAGTATTGCCGTTGCAGCGTGTCGACAATTTCATTGCCCCGTATGTAAAGGCCCATATTGGGCCAATCCTGTAAATGATCTTCGAGCGCCACCGCGTAAACAATTTCCCATCCGGGGAAGTCTCTCACGATCCCTTGCAACTGATAGACGATGGGTGGCCGCAATAATTCGAGGTTCCCGACCGAGACTTTGACCTGTGGATATCCCCAATAGTCGCCGTATACAGAATAATCACCCATTCCGCCTGACAGCGAATCCGGCCGCCCGTATTGCTCAAGAAGGTTGTCAATTCGAACATAAAAACGTTCGAAGATTGAAAGTTGCTTTTGGTAACGACGATCTTCGTCCTCCGCTCCAGTCATTTTGGTCTTATCTACCCTCATGGAGGCAAACTACATTTTAGAATGTCTATCGCCGCTGGAGCATTTCATTGAAATCATGGATTCGAGGATCGTTTGAATGCAAAACTATGTCAAGGAACTTGCTGGCTTGGTCCGGCGTCACCTCATCAGCGCTTAGTCCATTCCGTTCCAGAAATTGCTTCCAGAGATCAAGGACTGCCTTGTTGTAGATCCGATGTGCCTCGTCATTCTCGTGAACTCCGGCCCGAAGAGGGCCAGTAACGGCTTTGTCAAAAACGCGCCTCGTCTCCGCCTTAAGCGCTTCGTTGTCGAATAACTGTCTCGGCACATAATGATGGCCGCCTCGGGTCGGCTTGTCAGCTTCATCTGCAGGATGTTCGCCAGCATCCCCCGACCAACGACCACTGATTCTGCCGCTTCCCTTGCGCCAGCGCGGCTGGTCTGGACGAAAGCCGGCCCTTCGGAGCTCCGCCACCGTTACCAACGCGCAATCGTGGGCGGCTTCGCGGATGTCTTGCGCGATCAGTTCGCGGTCGCGGCAGAGGCCAGCGAACTGCGCCAGCCGCTGCTCTTCGTCTTCCTGCGCCATGAGGGCGCGGATCGCTTTTGCGATCTCCAGCCCCGCCTGCCAGGTTCGCGGAACGGCGGTCAGAATTCGCGATGGTGGGAGCGTCATTCATTGCGATCCGTTGAGCAGCCGTCATTGCGAGGAGCAACGCGACGAAGCAATCCAGGCTTCGGCTCACCGGGCTGGATTGCTTCGCTTCGCTCGCAATGACACTCAAGACTATCCCGCCGCAATATTCGAAATCACCGCCATAGCCGGCGGAAAATAGTGCTGCAGCACTTCGTCGGCATAGACGCCAGTCTCGTAGCGCCGCGCGCGCGGCGGCCATTCGATCTGGTAATAGTCCTGCCGCGTGCGGATCTGCATGACATTGCCGACATTCGACAGCGGATAGGGCAAGGTGCGCGCGGTCATCAGGATGGTGCCCGCCGGCATGTTGGGATGCACGCGGATGTCGATCGTTTTTGGGCCGGCCATGGAGAACTTGTTGAGATAGGTGCGCACCATGACGCCGCCGCCGAGCGCGCCCTGTTCGGCATCGAACACGAAACGCTGCGCCGCGTTGGTGCCGCCGGCGAGGATTTTTGCCGACAGATTATTGGCGACCTGCGAAGAGACCCACATCGTGTCGGGCGACAGCCGGTAATTGTCCCACTGGCTCTTGAGCGCGGCGTCGACCTCGGTAATGCCGCCGGCGCCGTCGCCGATCAGCGTCGAGCCGGTGCCGGCGGTCCCGGTCGGCAGATAGTTGATGTAGGAGTTTGAGCCGGATTTGAACGCCTGGTAGAGCAGGCCGTCGAAGACGAGCGCGTTGGTCGAATTGTCGCTGCTGCCCAGCGATGCGGCGGTTTGCGTGCCGGCCGCGTTCGCCGTGATGACGAGCGAATTGATGGTGGTAATGGCGCCGAGCACTTCCGAGCCGGCCGCGCCCCAAAACCAGGCGTAACCGACGGCGCCGGTCACCGCTGCCACGGTCGCTGCGATCGAGCCGGTGGTGCCCGACGAGATCGAGGCGGTGGCATTGGCGGATTTTCCCGCCGCGCCGCCGCCGAACGTGTCGGACGAGCCGTCGGCATTGCTGCGCGTGATGGCGCCCTGGATGCCGGCGGTGACGCTGCCGTTGACGACCGCGTCGAGCGAGAGCGCGATGCAGATGACGCTATAAGGACTCGCCGCGGCGGTGAGCGTGCCGCCGCTCGTCGACGGCGCCAGCGACGGCGTCGGCGTGGTGCCGAGCGCCACCGACGTGTTGCCGCCGAGGATGAGCAGCTCCTCGCCGAGCATGCAGGCTTCGAGGCCAATTTTGGCGCCGATCGCCTTGACGTCGTCAAAACCCATGCCGGCATATTGCGCCTCGAAATCGACCGAGGTTTCGATGCCGATGCCCTTGTAAGCGGCGCTGTAATCCTGCGTCGTCACCGCCTGCACGCCGCCGCGATTGCCGCCGGAGACGCCGATGCGCAGGCCGGTTGTGTTGACACCGGTTACCGCGCGCCAATTGGCCTGGATGCCGCCCTTGCCGGACACGCGCGGAATCTCGTTGCGCAGCGGGGTGAGCAGCGGATAGACGAATTTCGCGCCGGTTTCGAGATCGTAATAGGTAAGGCCCGACGTCGGCGAGGTCGATTCCGAAAACGTGCTCTTGGCGAGCGGGTCACCCGGCAGCGGATTGGCGTGCGCCTTCTCGATCTCGCGGAGAAAGCTGCCGGCGCTGGTGAGCGCGGCATTGTAATCCTGCACGGTGCGCGGCAGGGCGGATTTGGCAAGCATGTGCTGCAGATTGGGCTGATACATGGTGTTGGTCCCGTCTGTGGTTGGTTGGTGGATTCTCGGCCGCCATTGCGGACCGGCGCGAAGCGGCGATCCGCGATGACGAGAAGTTGAAAGCCGTCTTACTCCTGGCGCGCGCGGAAACCGGGGATCGCCCGCATCGGCCGTGCTTGTGCCTTGCGGATAGCGGCTTCAGCCAGCGCCTCGAGCGCGCCGGGCTGATCGAGCAGCGCATCGGGTTTGGGAAAAGCCGAATCGTCGCTCTTTTCCGCGACCCGCACCGAGCTGGCGCCGAGCGGCAGCGGCTGCTCCTCGATTTTCTTCACGCGCGCAGCGACATCGTCGATCCGCGCGGTAACGCCGCGCAACGCCTTCGACAGCGTGCGCTCCACCGTGCGTTCGAGCATTTTTGCGAGTTTTTCGCTTTCGCCGCCGGCATCCGTGGCGCCCTCGCCGGCCTGTGGCGAGAATTCGGGCTGCGATTCCACATTGGCCCCAGGAATGCTGGCGGCGGCGCAACAATCCGGGTCAAGCGACACCAAAAGATCGTGGCTTTGCTTGATGCGCTCCTTGTCGGCCTTGGAGTGGCGCGCGCCGATCTTGGCCAACGTTTCGGCGACGGACTTTGTATCGGACGCAGTCACCGACTTGAACTTGCGCAGCTCGGTCGAGCCGTCCGCCTTGATCACCGCAAAGGTCGCTTCCGGCAGGCACGGATGATCGACCAGCGACACTTCCAGCGGCTCGGCGGTGTAGCGCGTCAAGTCCGGTGCGTCCGGGTCCGGCCAGCGCTTGAGATAGCGGCCGCCCTGCGAGAAGCCGGTATAGACGCCCTCCTCGACTTTCTGCCATTCGGCGTCGTCGACCACCTTGCCGCAGATTTCGATGCGCCTTTGCTCGTCGTTGAACGCGATCTCGACGAGTTTTCCGGCCGCGACATGGCCGTGCATGGCGCGCAGATTGCCAAAGCTCTTGCCGCCGCTCGCGCTGGCAAAATTCTGCGACCATTTCTGATAAAGCGGCTTGGTCGAGGCATAGTCGCAGACCTCGCCGCACACATCGGGCGCCTCGGCGGTGACGACGCCGTAAACCAGGCGCTGCGCCGCATCGATCTTGGTAATGGGAACGAAGATTTTCATGTCATCCATCGCGCACTCCTTATTGCGTGTTTGCGGCGCATGCTTGGGTGGGACCAAGGCGCACAGGCGCCTCGGTACGGAACATCGGCCAAACCATCGGCCAAAGCGGCGTTAGTTGAGTAAAAAGAGCCCGCGCTCGCGGAATAATTCATTCTTTGCAATCGGCCAACTTCGAGCCAAACCATGCGGGCAGATCGGCCAAGAGATCGGCCAATTCTATTGTATTATTATAATTTATATAGTATATTCAAAAATATAACCTCACAACTGATCGGCCAAATTGCGCCAACCAGAGACCCCGCAGCGGATCGAGCCGACACGGCTTGAAGAAATACCGGAAGCGATCTCCGACGTCGTCGCCGAACTCTCGGCGACGACGGCAACACTCGGGGCCGCGCTCAATCCGGTGACCGCAGCCAATCTCGCCGATCTCGTACGGCTCATGAATTGCTACTACAGCAATCTCATCGAGGGCCATAACACGCGGCCGAGGGACATCGCCCGCGCCCTCGAAGGTAAATTCGACACAGATCCAGAACGCCGCAATTTGCAAATCGAAGCCGCCGCCCATGTTCGCGTGCAAACCGAGATTGATCGCATGGCCATGGAAGACCAGTTGCCCGAACCGGCTTCATGCCATTTTCTTCGCCGGCTGCATCGGGATTTCTATACCGGCGCACCGAAGGAGATGCTTCTCATTCGTGATGCCAATCATGAATTCCAGATGGAACCGGGCGCATGGCGCTCAAAATCAGAGCAGGACGTTGCGGTCGGCCGCCATGTCCCGCCGTCGAGCGCCCACATCCCGGCATTCATGCAGTATTTTGAAACTCGTTACCGGATCCACGGACTGGGCAAAGCGCGGCAAATCCTGACAATTCCAGCCGCCCATCATCGCCTCAATTACATCCATCCGTTTCCGGATGGGAACGGCCGCGTGAGCCGTCTTATGAGTCATGCCATGGCGCATGTTGCCGGCATCGGCGCACACGGGCTCTGGTCGATCTCGCGTGGATTGGCGCGCGGCCTCAAGAGCCCAGGCGAATACAAGAAAATGATGGATCACGCGGATATGCCTCGGCAGGGCGATCGCGATGGCCGTGGCAATCTTTCGCTTCGCGCGCTGACCGATTTCACGCTGTGGTTCCTGGAAGTCTGTCTCGATCAGGCGCGATTCATGTCCGGGCTTTTCGAGCTCGATACGCTGGCGCGCCGGCTTCGCAGTTGCGTTGAAAAGGGCGAGACGCTTAAACCCGAAGCCGCGCGCTTGCTTGAAGAAGCGCTCATCCGCGGTGAATTCGATCGTGGCGAGGCCCCGCGCATCACAGGCTTGCCCGAACGAACGGCACGGCGTCTCGTGAATGACGTTATCGAAGCAGGACTTCTCGATTCCGCGACCCCGAAAGGCCCGCTTTCGCTGCGTTTCCCCAACAAAGCCGTCGAAGTTCTTTTCCCGCGTCTCTTCCCCGAGACGTAGCGGCGAACCCGCTAGTCCTGATTCGATTTCGTAGAACGCCTTTGCATGAAGCTCCGCAGCGCCGCCTCAGCCTCCGGGGACTTCGGTGCGAGCCGCTCTACATAATTCTGTAGCATCGCCTCCATTTCCGGCTGGCGGCGCTCGATCTCGTGCGCGATTTGGAGTGATTCATCCGGAGTGAAAAGCTTTCCCTCCTGCTCGTCAAATACAACACCGTCAGTGGCACGGGCATACGCGGTCGCCGCCATCCATGCGGCTATTCCTTCAGCAAAGTCAGATGACCATGTAAAGGCGATGGCATACTTCCAATCGCGGCCGAATCTCGTATTCTTGTGGGCATCCTTCAGTTCACCGAAATCGTAGATTCCATATTCAATGCTTGTTTCCTCATTGCGAAGGCAGGCTGCAAGATTGCGTGTCGGATCGGCGTCAGATAAACGCAAAGGAAATTTCTCGGCGTCGATAGCTTCTTGCCATTCCGCGATTGAACCCAGCTTGGAATCAGCCAGGACGCAAATTGTCATCGACATTCGCGCCCCCTTTGGCTGATCAATTCTGGTCCAGGCTGCGGATAAAGGTGGTTTAACATTAGCTATCTTCTTTAGGGCACGCTGCGTAGATGCAACACGATGATCGCAACGTCAGGGCCGACACCCGTCGCCGCACGAAGTTCTCTTTCCCGCCATGGATCGACGCTTTCATCTCCAGTTTTCACATCATATATCGCAATTATGTCGCCAACATAGTTGCGCAACACGACGTCTGGCTTGACACTGCTCTTTGTAGCATCATACCCGGGGGGTAATTCAAATGATGCCTCAACATCCGAAGGACCAATCCCTTGTATGCCCGCCAAAATCACGTTAAGCGCAAATAACTTGTGCACAAGACTACCATAGTTCTGAGGACTCTGTAGAAATACGCTTGGTTCATCGATCGTGTCGGCAAGGACGTCCGCCAGCTTCATTGTCGTATCATCGACTTGCTGGATGCCGGTCGATGCGCTCGGGTCAACGGTGATTGTAGGCCTGCCAGCGTATTGGGCACCTCGTGGAAGTTGAGTTGCGTCCGTGCGCGTCCCGGTATCCAGCGCCGCATATTGCACTGGTCGCGAAGCGCCGTTGGAAGCCCAGCCATTAGTTGAGCCGGTCGCCGATCCGCTCCCATCTTCGGTCGTCCACTGCCCGCCGTCGGAATTGCCCGCAGGAACTCGCAGCCGGTCGGGATTGTAGTCTTTGGAGAGAGACTGTTTCGCGATCGGCGCGACGACTTGAGCATCTTCACTGCTGTTCACGCTCTGCGACGGCCCGCCCGCATTGGCCTCGATCGGCACGTAGCCGGTGGCGGTGAGCACCATCGGACGGTCGGCGGCGGGGGTGACGAAAGGGTCGAGCCCGAGGCTGTCGCGCATTTCGTTGAGCGTGACGGCGCCGAGTTTTACGCGCGCTTCGAGCGCCGTCTCCGCCTGGGCGGCGTCGGTGTCTTCGTCGAGCCAGATGAGTTCCAGGTCGGGCGAAGAAAACTCCTCGGCGATGATCTCGTCGATCAGATCCTTGACCCATTCCTTGGTGGGCTCAAGGCCCTCCTCCTCGCTCTGCGCCGACTGGTTGTCGGCGGTGGCGCGGTTCATCACCTTGGTCGCCCATTGCGGCGGCACCGAAAAGGCAAAGCAGATGATGCGGGCGAGCCACTCGTCAAAATCGTCCTTGTGCTGCGGCTCTTTTGTCTGAACGACTTTGGCCGCGGTATCGCCCGGCACGAATTTGGCCCGCCGGCGCCTGGCGAGGTCGCCGGTGAACTCGGTGTCCCAGTAATCCTGGAACTGCTTGATCTGATCCGGCGTCCAGCCCTGCGGCACGCCGATCAGCGCATCGGGGATCGAACCTTCGGTAAAATAATCGAGCTGCCAAAGCTGGCGGCGCAGCGCGATGTTGACCGTCATCAGCACCTGCTGCACCGGCGAATAGCCATAGACCCGGTGCGCACGCACATTGCGCGGCCGATAAATAATGTCGCGCGCCGAATAATTGACCGCGGGCAGGCCTTTGAACACCTGCTGATAGGCCGGCGGAAAAACGATGGCGTCGTCCGCGTCGCGATAAGGTTGCGGTGTGCGGCCCCAATCGTCGATCACGCGCTTGATGGTGGCGCCGTCGAGCTGCTGCAACGCAAAGAGCTGGCCCGAGCGCGTGCGCTGGCAATACAGCGTTGCCGCGTCGATGACGAACATGTCTTCCAGCAACGACCGTAGCCAGGTTTTCCAGCGCGTCAGCCCGTCGGGCTTTTGCAAAAAACTTTCGAGCGCGGCGATGCGCGCGCTCATCTCGGCGTCGACCGCGGCGCTCTTGCGCTTGAATTTCGGATCGCGCGGCCGGATGCGCCAGCGCTGGCGCTCCATCTGATCCTTGCGCGTCTCGATGACGAGGCGGAGAAGATCGTAGGCGTCGGCGAAAGCGCGCAGCTCGGCAAAGCCGACCGGCTCGTAGGCGCGGGGCCGCGTAACAAGGTTATAGCCGGGCGGAAAATCGAACCGCCTTCCGGCGATATCCGGCGGCGCGATGGGGTTAAGCGGATTGAGCGGGCCGAACCAGTCGGCGCCGGTGCCGCGCGCAATGCCGCTACTCGGCGTGCTTTGGCTCGCGCTATACGATACCTGGATTTGATACGGCGACAACGGCCAGCTCGGCTGGCCCGCGCCGCGAACTTGTTCGCTCATTCGAATTCCACCTGGTGTCGTGGGGCTCACGAGAATTCAGGGGTCGGGGCGCTGCCGCCGAATAAATGGCGGCCGCCCCGACCCGGCGACCCGCGCCGCCTTGCCGCTTTGCCACCGTCCGGGGCGATGCATTCCGCCGGAGCTGAGACGGAACGCATTGGGGGCACTGACAGCGGCTGCGAAAAGGCTGAGGCGTGGGTCAGGCCCGCGCAAAGCGGGCCATGGCATGCCGAGGCGGATGGCGCTCCGCAGCGGCATGGTTGGAAATCAAGCTCGCGTTGGCTTAGGTGATCTGCTTGTCGAACACCCGTGCAGTCTCAGGGCTCATTGAGTGTCAAAAATATTTCGCGTCATCACCGATAAGAAGATCTCGCAGGTTTTGAGTTACCGGGAACCCGTAGCCTTTCCCCGGTTCACCCCAGGCCAAGTGTCCCGACTTGTGATAATCACTGGTGTAGATCTCTACACCAATTTTTGTAAGAGCTAGGTGAAGAGACTGAACCGAATCGAAACCACCAGCGAAGCTATTTCGCGTCCCTTCTGGCCAGTCTATTTCGTACGAGCACACCCAACTATCGCCATCGCTTCGGGGCGCGTAGATGCGCTCGGCTATATCAGTGTCGCCGTACTCTTGCCTCAGTTTCAGAGTCCGAGAAGCGATGATCATCGCGCAGCTCACGAGTGCCTCAGGCAGTAGATTTACAAATATCGCCCGTGTTTCTTGATGTCGGCATCGATTTCGGCTTCGAGTCCCGGTTGAGATGCGGTGACTCGATTCAAAACTTCAAGGTGGATTGAGGCAATTGCCGTTGCGATTGCCTTGGCGTAGGTCTGGTATTCGTCGGGACTGCAGTTCGATTTTAGAAGGCCAAGCAAGCTTTCCAGTTCTCGCGCACTTCGGAAGGCAACTCGGACCACATGTCGAGCTACATCGGCATCCATCTTGCGAAGTTCCTTAGCGATTCAGTCCGAGACATTCGTTCAGGCACTTACGGAAATCAAACTCGTTCCGATCACTGCCTGCAGGCTGAAATCTCTCTAAAAGCGGTAACACAGATCCACGCACCTGCTCATACTAGCACGACTGGCCGCTAGCTGCTTTGCTCTTGCAAGAATTTCCTTGACGTCCGTGCTATCTACGGGCTTCCCGCCTTCGCCTGTCCACTGCCCGCCATCGGCGTTGCCCGCCGGTACGCGCGGCTGTTCGGGATCGAATTTCCCCATCGCCCCGTCCGAGGCAAGCTTGCGGATCGCCTTCGCGATTTCAAGCCGCGCTTCCAGCGTCTTGGGCACCGCGGTGGGGCGATTCGGTTTGTAGGGAATCATCCGCTCGATCCTCGCTGGCGCGCACGAATCCGTTGGCGAGCAGCATCGCGGCGTCGTCGGCCTTTACCGTGACACTGCCATCGGCAGCCGCCACATAATATGTACCGGACACGCCGTGAACGCCGGAAACCGCGTGCAAAGGCCTGAGCACCGTGAACTCCGCGGCGGCCGTCGATTGCTCGGCCGGCTGCTGCGGGTTCCCATCGTGTGGCTCTTTTCGATTTTCAGCCTGCCGCCGATAAAATTCGAGAATCGGCGCGCTATCCTTGAGCATCAGCTCGCTGACGGCAAAGACCAGCGCATCGGCATGGTCCGGGCTGCCCTCGCCGCGATAGCCGGCCGTGGTGAAGGCGCAGAGCTGATCCTCCAGGACGGCAAAGCGGCCGACGTGGTGCACAAGACCTTGCTCGTAAAGCGCCGAGACCGGCTCGGCGCGCAGCACTTTGCCGCGCGAGGCGGAGATCACGTATACCGGCGCGTTGGCGTCGGCGGTGCGGATGACGAACCGCACCATCTCGCCGCCGAAATTTTCCTCGGCGACAATGCGATCGGCGCGAAACTCATGATAGGCCTGTACCGCTGCACGCCCCCACACCGCCGGTGCGTCGCGCAGCGAGCGGTCGGCGAATACATAGGCGTGGCCGTCGTCGCCAAGCGCGGCAACGACAATGCCGATCTCATCGGCACGCTCGTCGTCCTCGCCGGCTGCACCGGAAGGATCGACTGCCACCACCATGCGCCGGCAGCGCGCCAGCGGAAAATCCGCGACGCGTGCCCGCGCGATCGTTTCGTAGCTGAACAGCGCGCCGTCGAGGTCGTCGATATAGGCACCCTCGAAAAAGCGCTTGCGCTGCCGCTCCGGCAGCCGCGCCAGACTTTTAAGATAGTCCTC